GTCACTTGAACCAATCTTCAAGTGTTCTCTTGTCTTATCAATGTTTTCCGATAAATTTTTCATAGTGCAAATATATGATTAAAAAATGTAATTCCAAATTTAATTTACGGTATGAACCCATTGAACCCTAACACAGTTTTGAGGTAATCTGTTAATGTGTCGGTAATTGTTAATGTAACCCATCATATTGGCACTCCCAATAGCATTTGCAGAGTGAACAACAACCTCAACAACAGGACTTCCATCCATCCATTTCTCTACCAACCATTTCGTGCAATCCATACCCGTCTTTTCGGTAATGTTGTTATAATCTAAGGTGTAATTCTCATACACATTTTTATGCCATTCCGCCATTGCAGTGTCGCCCAAGTCGTGGTCCAAAGAAATTAATTCAATATTCTCCAATCCAATTTCATTAATTTTATCTACGAACTCTTCGTAGTTTCTAACAACAACCCAATCTTTATCAATCGGAGTGCGAACATCATCTAAGTATATTTTGTATTTCATATTATTTTTCTTTAACTATTTCAATTAATTTTTTAAGACAAGCAAGTTCTGCTTCTTCGTAAGTATTATAAGTTTCTTCAGAATAGATGTAAGTATTTTTGTCTAAATAAATAATAGAGTACATCCACTTTTTAGTATCATTTTTTCTATTTGCACTAATACCTACATCATTTAATAAATCATGTTTTTCTCTAAACCATCTAAATGCTTGTTGGTAGAGTGATGTCATAGTAGCTTTAAGATTAATAAAGTTTCTATTATGCATTGTACAACCAGGAAAGTTAAATTCCTGTGCCATGTCATAATATGCGAAACAAGGTTCATCAAACCCAAGTTGTTTCATTCTTAAAGCTAACTCATAAGGCACAAATTCTTTTTCCATCAGTCTTCAATTTTTAAAGTTTTTATTGCCCACTCTTGAGGCTTACCACTTGCAATCATATCTACCCATTCTTTTGCACTTGGAATATATCCATTACAATCTTCTTTAACATGCTGTTCTGCAACATATCTTGTATACACAGTTTTACCATCTGAATTAATAAAACTTTTACCAAATACTCTTTCACATTCAAATATACCTTCACTATGGTGCCGGAACATTCTATGCATACTGTGTCCAATCCACCCTTTAGTTTCATCAAGCCACTCGTGAATAGCTTGATAATCAGAGACTTGACCTTTCCATTTTCTTACTGATGTTTTACAATGCTCTAAAGGATGTGCCATACTATTTATTTTGTAAATGTTCAATAACTCTTTCCCAATAACTTCTAGCTTTCATTTTACCATCTTGATACGGTGCTAATGCATGAGTTGCTTGTGCAGATTTTAATGAAGCTTCTTTAGCTTTATCTTCACCATATAACTTTACAGCATAGTTATATAACTCTTCTGCTTTTTCTTTTTCTTTCATTATTATTCATCTGCTTTACTTAATAAATCTCCATCATGAAAATAATCTTCAGTTTCAGTAATTCTGATATGATTATTGATAACATATTTTCCTGAAGGAACACATATACCTACATCACCAAAACCACCTTCATTATTCCACCAGTCTTCTATATCATCAAGAAGTTTATCAATAACAAACTCTTCAACTAAGTTATAAAGTTCCCTATCTATATTACTTAATAAAAATTCATTATTCCAATCATCTATATTATCAATCACATCTTCTGGAGTTTCACATGGTTCTTTTGTAAAACCAATCCATTCTATGGAACCAGAGTCTCCGGCACCATCATATTTTACTTTAACACCAGTAACATTCAAATCAGCCAACTGAAACAGGAGGCTTGTCAATTCTAATTCTGTCATAACTATTTGATTTTATAAAACCTACCTAATATGTTTCCATTTAGGAATTCTTCTTTTTCAAGAACCTCTCTTGTAAACTGATACTTAGTCTCATAATATGTAAGTTCCATTTTGGAAAAACATATCTTAACCATAAACCTTTTAATCTTTACACCAGTTTTGTGAGCTTCTTTAAGAACTGCATTACTACTATAATAGTTTTGATAACTGGGCTTAGTAACAGTCTCATACTTTTTAGTCCTTTTATCTGTTACTTGAGCCATAGCTTTTTTACCAAACTTTTTCTTTGTAATAGAGTAAAAGTTCTTCTTACCTACATATCTTACAGACTTTCCATTAATAACAGCTTCCATCTCATACACAAAACCTACTGCTCCATCTGGAATCATGCTATCATTAAAAGGTCTTCCTTCATATAACCAGCTCATAATGCTTGTTTTAATAGTAAAAATAATACATCTCTAACTTTATCTATACCATGCAGCTTAACAGAATCTGAAAGATCTTTTTCCATAGGTAGAATAATATAATTAAACCCATACATATGTTTGTATCTTTCAGCTGCTTTTATCCCCGGCTCATCATTATCAAACAGAACAATAATCTTCTGATAATGTCTTACAAACTCACTCATAGCTCTCTCACCTATCATAGTATTCTCACTGTCCGGAGCAATTGCTTCAATATTATTAATACCTAGTCTATTAAAACACATTAGATCTTTAAGAGAAGAAGTAATCAGTAGATATTTACTTTCATACTTAAGCTGATCCATACCTTGGATATAATTCTCAACCTTTATAAATTTCTTATCTGGTACCTTGGGCATGTAAATTTTGTATAAACTCCCATCATTTCTAAAATAACCATAAGTAAAAGGCTTTTTAAATACAAATGAAGTTATAGTACCATCTGTTTCTGTTTTTTCCATTGTAAAGAAATCTAAAGGAACAACATTATATCTATCAAGCATGTTAGATCCAATCTTAAAACCAATCCAGTAATCTTTATCTAAACTATTCCAGTGCCTCATCTCATAATCCACAACCTTAAACTTGTCATGTATTACTATTTCTCTCTTCTCAAGTACTGTATTGTTTTTAAGATATGCTTGATAGTCATTCATTATCTTCTTAGCTGCGTCACCTGGAGTCAGGTTATACAACTGCTGAATCAAATTCCATGAGCTACCCTGATTACCTGAAGAAAAATCTTTGTGCTTATATCTATTAGATACAACATCAAAATAAATAAACATAGAAGGAACTTTATCCTTTGAGTTAAATGCAGAAAGCATTTTTATATCTTGACCTGTAAGTTTTTCTTTTAGGTTTAAATAATATTCATAAATCCATTCATCCGGTACATCTTTTATATCAGATATCAGTCCTTTGGTTGAAATCATAACACATAATTAAATAAAAAAGGGGCCAGAAGTATTAACTGACCCCTCTTGACTAGTTTAATTAGTCTAAGCTGAAATCAGTAGAAGTTTTATTTGGGATAGTTAAATCATCATCATCTCCAAAATTCTTAACTTCTTGCACTTCTTGTTTCTTTAAGTGAATACTTTCATCAAAAGTTAATACTTTACCATCTTTAGTACTACCATAAGCATACTTACCTTTGTCTGCTTTTGGAAGATACAAGTTGTAGTTAGTATAACCATTCTTGTCAACATATTCTCTACCTGCAACACAGAAGTTTAAATAGATATCTTTAAACGGTGCAGATTTATTGAAAGCAATTACAAAGTCATCAATAGTAGCATGTAAATCATCTTGGCTATCAAACCAACTAGAAATACCTAGGTTGTTGCACAGACTTTTAAGAAATATCATTAATGATCTATCTCTCTCAATCTTAATTCCACCTTTAGTAACACCATCAGCAAAAGCATACATACTTGCTTTTACTTTACCTACTTGACCTGCATGTCTTCCTAAACTTTCATTGTCTTTATCAAAAAGAAATCCTTCAAAACCATCAATTGGCTCAGTTTCTACATGTAAAAGCAAATGCTTTGCACCTTCAATAAAGCTAAAATCTTCAAGCTCCAGCTTGTTAATTTTAAGTGTAACATTTCCAGGTGAAATTGTTTTAGGAAGCCCTCCGCCTCCACTAGTTACTAGGTCTTTTGTACTTAATCCCATTGTTATTTATTTTAATTATTAATGAATACTTTGTCCCATGAAGTTGTTAAAACTCCACTCTCTGAATCTGTAATTACTATCTCTTGATTTCTCAAATGATCTGGTCTTGCACCGCAAGTTACTTCTTCACTAGTTTTGAAACTTAAAATAGTTTTGTTTCCTTTTCTATACATATAACCAATTGCATCAGCATTTGCACAGATTAAAGATTTGATTTTACCTGTCAAATCAATGTTTGCAGACATAACCATCTCACCTTTATCATCAACTACCTTGTCTTTAATGTGACCAGATAAAATAATGTGGGGTGCTAAGGTATCAATAAAATCTAAAACCTGGAAAAATGCTTCACGGATATATAAATATCCAGCACCATTTGGCAATGTAGAAACAGTATCACCACTGAAACTTTTACCCATTGGAGTATTCTTATACAGCTTAATTGCAAGCGGCATAATCATAGTCTCTAATGCAGTCACAGTATCTATAGTAACATACTTATAGGGTTTACCTGCTTCTTTAATTGCTTTACCGGCATCTAATAGCTCTTGTAGACTATTAACTTTAATCTTAAGAGCATCTACATAATCAGAACCATTTTCTAAATCTATAATCAGATTGTTTTCTAATCCTGCAAATGCAGTTGTTTTACCAGTCTTTGGCTTTGAATAAATCAGTAATCTCTTTGGATTAACCTGAGTTGCCTTTACTTTACTTGTTGGAAGTACTATACTCATATTTCACTTTTTGTATGTTTTTTAATCAAATCATTCAGCCAAGGCTTAGCACTTACCGGTTCCATTAGCATAATTGCTGCTAAATCTCTAATAGTTGCTTCACTTAAAGGTACATCAGCAATTTCTACATTGTCTGTATCTGCCTCTACTTTTAAATCAGAACCAACTTCTGCCTCAAAATCAGGAAATAAAGACTGTTGTAATCTTGGCAGTTTGATATTTTCAACTGCAGATTCAGCAGGAGCAGTACCCGCATCTTTTCTTTTCTGATATACATTATAAGGTATCTCAGTTCCGTCTTTAAGAACAGCACGCAATTCAGTTACAGGAATAGTATAAAGTTTATAAGGCTCACCTTTATAGTTTACACCTTCTTTCATCTCATACTCTTCTCCATAATAAGGATTGTTTCTGTACTTAAATAATTGTCTATCAGAATTAAAAGGCACAATATCAATTACATTGTCTTTTTCATCTTTAACATTGTCATAAAACTCTATGTATATATCAAGCTCCTTAGTTATCTCAGACGCAAAAAGCTGAAATTGCCTTTCTGCTTTACCTTTTACAAAGTAAGCGGTCTTAATAACAAATGTAGGATCTGCTATTCCATGAGCTCTAAATGTCTCCAAGTGTTCTGCAAAAAACTCTTTTTCTTTTTCTTTTCTCATACTCTATTTACATTTTAAATTGATACTTTTTTTGTAGCTTGTGCCGGTGTGTCTATCTCTACAATCCTCATGATTGTTCTGTCTAGCTTAAAGAAGCTCATCCTTGTGGTACCATTTCTAGATTTCAGAAAATGAAAGACTAATAAGTCTTCATCATTTATAATATATCTATCAGGACCATACTGTCTTATTTTTCTTAGAGAGGGTTTATTTATACCTAAGACTACATCCGCATGCTGCAATAAAGCATCTGACCCATATATATCTGAATCCAATACATAATTTCCATACTCCCCATCCCTCTGTCTCTCTACATTATCTATGTTTCTGTTAAGCTGACTTAACACTACAAAAGCTACCGGATAGTTTTTTTTCATCATAGTGAGTGCCTTGCCTAATGCTGAGAGCATCTCAAAGTCATCCTTTTGGTTCTTGGCTTTTGCAAATAATGTTGAGTGATCTATACCTACAAGCATATTCATATATGTTCCATCTGGTTTCTTAAACTTTTCCATTTCATAATGAATAGTTGCACACATTTCATCAACATTACAAGTGTCATATAGAACTCTAGTAATATCATTTTCTACAGATTTCTCATAATACTCAACACATTTGTCATAGATTGCTTTATCCACCTTCACTCCATCTTTACTCATTAATGTATTGTAATCAGCACCGGTTTCTAAACTAAGTTTTCTTACTCCGCTAGTTTCATCTACCATCTCAAACTGAAACTTAAGTATTCTAAATTCTTGATCAGGATTTTGGTCTATTATGTCACTAAATAACTGTTCTAAGAATAAGGTTTTACCTGTTCCAGGTCTAGCACCAACTACGGTGATAGTTCTCCATTCTAATCCATCACAAAAAGCATCATTAAATTTGGGCCATGCACTTTTAAGAGATTTAATATCTCCATTTCTCCTGCCTTTCATCTTAAGGATTGCTTTTCTTAAAGAGTCTCTTTCACTTACAGGCAGCAAAGGCCTGGCTCCATTAAATAATTCTGCCATATTGTTATTGATTTTCTATTGTACTATTTTTCACTTGGTTATACACCTCATGTAATAATGTAATTAGCAATTCAATTAGGAAATACTTCCAAAAAGGCATAGGTACAATAAATAAATCTACTACACCATAACCAATTGCTGTTCCTAATATTGCTATAATTATTAAAATTCCTTTTGTCATACTACTCTTTCTTTAAAATAAGAACCACCTTCTCCATCAAGGGTTGTGTTTAATAACTGACAATATGTTGCTAGATCAGATTCAAAAGTCTTATCTAAATTTTGTCTCCTTATGAAATACTGAGAGTTTCTCATATAATCATAATTTCTGACACTAAATTCATCAACATATTTTTCAGTAGCTTTTAGGATTGTTTCCCAGTCATAATCATAATTCTCAAAGAACCATTTAAAAGCACCTTCAAGATTCTTGGGATTAACTCTAGCATATTTACCGGAGTTAAGTTTCCTATTAGGAAATATTTCTACATATTCCTGTATCTTCTCTAAGAAGCCATCTCCCATTAAATCTCTAAGTGTTTTCTTTTTAGTTCTCTTGAAGAACCCGTTAATTTCCTCCATAAAGATAAGACTTTTACTTGTAAGTTGCAAGTTTTCATCTATCCAATGATCTTGTTGCAGCCTTTTGCACTCAAGTTCTTTATTGATAAAATTATGAGGTATTATTTTTTCTCTTATACAATGCAAAACATAGTATGTGTTTGGTGTCAGGTTCTCTTTTATCAACCTTTGAAATATCTCTGTCATTACCAAGTAATTTTTGCATTAAACTGTCTTTCTACAACTTCATTAATCTTAACAAACAGGTTATCTGAGTTCCATCTCTCCTGCTGATTATATGCAGCACTGGCTGGATGGCTTACAAAAAACTTATAGTTGTTATCATTAACGGCTTCAGACCATTCTTGAGCTTGTTTACCCATATATACATATATAAGTCCGGCTTCATTCCATGTTAAATAATCAAACAGATAAGCCATAAAAGGTTTCCATATATTGTAATGCTGCCCTATCTTACCTACTGTAGTTGTAAGAGCTGTATTAACTAATAGTATACCTTGTTCTGCCCATCTTGTTAAATCTGTATCAAGACTACCAGGATGCCCATTGTAAACAGTTCTGTTTACTTCATCTAGTAAATATCTAAGACTAGGTTGTAACTCTTTAGTATTGCTACAGCTAAAAGCTATACCATCAGCAACACCAATTTGAGGATACGGATCCTGCCCTACTATAACTACCTTAAGTTCATTTACAGGACATTCTTCAAATGCTCTAAACATTTGTTTTAATGGCGGAGTAAATCTTCTGCCATCCATAGATAATCTAGCTAACTCTGTAATTATTTTATCAAACTCTGCACTATATATAAAACTTCTTAGTTTTGTTGACCATCCGGAGTTTTCTAATCTAGCATACAGTTTATCCTTAATTTCCTCTAAATCTAGTTTCTGATTCATATTTTATTTATTTTTGTTTAAAACTAACACAATGGCAATAAAAGTTAAAGAACTAAAAGATGATGCTATCATTGAAGTAAAAGTCAATAAAAACTATTACTTAATGGTAAAATCAGTTCTTCTTCATCTAGTAAGTTTAATTACAGCTGAAGATAAAGATGCTTACATTAAAGAAGCAATCAGTAAAGAATATAAAGACTTAGATGAAATTCAAAGATCTTTCTATACTCTTTCTTTATTACTAGCTGAAATAGAACAAGTTGCTAAAACCAAAGAACTCTTTGTAGAAAAAGAAGTTCTTGAGCCTGGTGATGAAGGTTATGTAGCTCCTAAGCTAGATTAATATTATAAATCTTTCCTACTTCCACACAAGCTTCAATAGCTAAAGCTAATTCATCTTTACTACAGTCTGCAAATGATTTACATATTGTAGCATCTCCTCCGTCATAACATAATCCTGATCTTTCTTTAATCAACACTTTCATTTCTTCAAAAGTATAGCCAGATTCTTTGGCTAATTCTCTTATACATGCATGCACTTTTGCCAACTGTGCAATACTGTGGTCAGCATCTGCTAGACCAATATACATTTCTACTTTCTGTCCTTCTGGAATTTTGTCCAAAAAGATTTGATAAGCTAACTTAGATTTATCATCTGGATAGGTTAGCTTACCATCTTTCTTAACTAATTTAACTGATAACATACTAACAAGTTATATTATTAATAACTTCAAGAAACTGCATATAATGTTCTCTTGAATAAATTCTAATTGCTGGCACATCCCAACATTTTATTGTCCAATTATTATCTTTTACATCTATACTATCTGTGCTGTATAAGACTATATTGTCACAGAGTTCTTTATTGTAATAATGATAATCATACCCATTCTGACTCTCAACATCTTGAATTAATATTTTTTCAAATCCTAATTCTATTAATTCTTCTTCTGTCATTTGTTTACTAATTTAGTTAAGAAATCTGCTGGATTCAGAACTTCTTGTGAATAATTTTGCCGGGCATAGTCATAGCCTTTATAGTCCATTAAAGCTCCAAACTTAGCATGTCTTTCTTTCATATAGTGTTTGACTATCTGTACTACAATATAGAAGTTATCCGTATCTTCTGATATCATCATATTAAATACATTTTCTACTTCATCAGCAGTAATTAATCCTAAGATTTTATTAAGCTTTAATTCAGCATAAAACATAAACTTTCTATACTGCCCATGATATGGACCGGAAGAATATAAGTTAAAAGTATAACTCATATTGGGATCCGCATTTTTTAACAGCTCATAATGATCAGAACAAATAGCTATACAAAGTTTGCTTAGCTCTTTATCTTCTCTTTTACCCATTATTGATCCCAATTATTTTCATCATCATCTCTTAAAGAAAATATTATAAGACCTGATGATACTAATACTAACACTATTACTATTACTATTGTACTCATAACTATCTGTTTATAAATTTAATTGCTGCATTAAAATGATCAACTATATCCAAAAATCTTTGAGGATTAGTTTCCTTATAATCTAAAATACTATCTAGAGCTAAATCATAATCATCATCAAGCTCCATCATAACTGCCATAAAATGCATATTAGTCATAGGTTCACTAAAGCTTATAGTTATAGGACATTCATTATGTAATTTTATATAATATCCTTTTAAGAGTTTGTGTTGATTAAATCCATACTTTTTTAAGGTTCTCTTAACTTTTTTAACTTCTTCTGCTGTCATGTTCCATTTTATTCCATTGTTAGGTTGTTATCAGATAAAATCTCTCGGATCTTATCTCTTAATTCTTCATAAGTATTATATACTTTAGGAGGTAGTTTTTCATTATACTTAAGTTCATTTCTTAAGTGCTGATCTAATTCCCACATAGCGTGTTTCCATTTCCAACCATCTAAGGCTACTCTAGCATCTTCTGCTGCATCTTCATCAGAAAATTCAATTGTTACTTTCATATTACTTGTTTTTTCTTTGGTCCCAGTAATCAATAAAAAATCCTGCGGCAACTATTAAGTTCATACCGCAGGAAGCTATAATCTCAATAGCATCTTCATAGATAGTACTCAACAAATGTATGTGACCTACTGTCCAAAAAGGTATGGCTAAGTTTTGGCTTATCCAAACTATAAGATATTTAATAAAATGTTTCAATTACTGTAATGCTTCTAGTATCTTATCAAGATTCTTATTTGTAAGAAAAAATGTTGTTCCAGAACTAGACATATAAGCCATATTAGATCCTGTCTTTAAGAACCAAGTCTTTTCATCTAATTCAAAGGTTAACTCTTTCTTATCTATTATAGCTTGCTTTAAGATATTAAAAAACTCTACTGTACTTTCTTTAGATCCTAAATGTATATAATCAATGTCAGTAATATACTGGTACTCAAGATTCTTATAATACAATGTATACCAATTTTTTTCAGCATCATAAAAATGTGTTAGTTTAGGTAAGCCTGTAAGTTTGCTATACCATACTGTGCTATCCTTTGTTGTTTCTTTAACAACAATTTGTGAATGTGCTGTACTTACTGACAACACTAAAAATAAAAATAACTTTTTCATCTGTTTCTTCTTTTAATAATTCTATCAATTAATTTAAACATGCTGTCAAGGAATATGTAATTTACAAGTGACATAATCATTAGTAAAATCCAATTCCATACTCCAGGATAACATAGCTGCATATATACTGCAGCACCCGTACTACCAATTACAGCAAGTACATGAATGAATACCATATACCATAGTATCCAAGTTCTAGTCCCCTTCTTCATTGTTAATAGATTTCTGGTTCTTGTCCTTCTTCTGTGGTTCCACTGACTTTTTTAGCTTTAACCACCTCTGTAATCTTTCCTGAATTTTCTGATTCAAGATGCTGTATTCTAGCTTTCTCTTGTTGTCTTTCATACTCTTCCCAATTATACATATCTAACTCTTTCATTCTAACTGCATCTTCTATAGTCATACCTTCTGGTATACCACCGTTTGCATTAATTAAATCTATACAAAATTCTTTCATTCTTCCCATAGTTTTAAGGCTTTTAGTGTTAATTCTTTTACTGCCATATCAATTCTTGATATCTCCTTAAATTCCATATACTTTTTGATTTTCTTTCTAGCTTCTTTATCAAAGTGAGTTATAACTGCTGTATATTTTTTATCAGCTTGTCCGGCCTTATGATTAGGAAACTCATATGGAAATGCAATCATAAGATCATTTACATTTGCAATAAAACTAATGTCACTATATTCAAGTAATTGATACGGGTGAAACTTTGCAGAAGTTACCGTTTCTCTTTTCATATCAAATACTTTTCCTATAGTAACTTCTGTTTTATTAAACTTGTAATACATAAGTGCAATTAGATAGTTTCTTCTATCCATACTTCTTCTGTTCTTACCCTCCTTAAGAAGATCTTTAACTAACTCACATTGCACCAACACATCTTCATAAGTATAATCCATATGCTACATAAAAAATGGGAACAATAATCCTTTTATCTCAGAGATAATAGGTCCAATAATAAGTGTACTTAAAAATCCATGTGTTTGAGACCACTGATACCAAAAATACAGCATAAATATATGTGCTGTAAGCATGTATGCACATACTAATACTGTAAAGACAGCTAGTCCATTATCCTCTTTCATACTAATAAATTTTAAATTAATTCTAAATCTGCTTCCTGTGATTCAGGTTCAGATACTTCTTCTGATTCTTTCAGTTTTTCTACTAAATGCTGAACAGAAATAAATCTATCAGCACTGTAATACTCAAAAGGAAATGATTGTTCTGATAGTTGTACTTCTTTCAATCTATAACCATATCTATTTTGTTGTAGACTCATTCTGGCTATTTCAACTACAGTGTATATTTTACCTTCCTCTAACCATTCATATGGTGAGATTCTTTTAGGTTTGTTGGCAGCATCAATGCAAATCACCTGCATATTCTTCAATTTCTGATTTAATGTCTAGATCATCAAATTTATTCTTTAATTCAAACATTTCCAAGAAATCTCCTGATTTAACTGCACATTTTCCTTTATTGTGTGCTATGACCGCACATTGCTCAGCTTGAATAGGCTCATGTTTACAGAACCTAATCAAGCTAGCCATGATATACTGATAAGAATTTACATCATCATTGTAAATAACTACTCTGTGTGTTTTTTGCTCTTCCATACCATTAAGATAATAAATTAAACTGTCACATTGAAATTTTTCCACATAATTTTAGTCTGGTCAAATCCTTCCAATGCATCTTTTACCCATTTCTCATCTACTGTATCCATATAACATAGTATATGGACAATAGCTTTATCATCTGGGTTTAATCTTAATAACCTACCTATTCTCTGAGCTGCTTTTCTCTCATTACCATATGCATGCATAATAATACCTTGTTTTAAATTAGGTATGTTTACACCCTCATTCAACTGTAGAACAGTAGAAAGTTTGGTAATCTCTCCATCTTTGAACTTAAGCAAGTTCTCTTCTGATTTTGGATTGTTGCTATGATAGCTATGATCACATAACTTATCAGCTTGAGCCTGAGTATTAGCAAATAGAATACACTTACTTTCTATGCTGTCAAATAATAACTTAGCATACTTTTCTTTAGTAGGATATTCCATTAAAGCTTTCATTCTCATGACTCTAAGCATATGTACACTACCGGAACCTACATCTAGTCTTCTAGACCAATAAACATAGTTAGATTCTTCATCTGTCATATATGTTTTATTCTTCATAGTGACTTGATAGTTCTTTTCTTTGCTTAATCTTAGCTCATGCACAACAATCTTATAATCATTCAGTATTCCATTTTCTATGGCATCATCTGCCTTAAATGTAAATACTACAGGACAAAACTCTTGCACTAACTTACCTTTCTCTGAATAGTCTCTCTTTGGTGGAGTACCGGTCAGCCCAAGTATCTTGCCTTTGAATAACTGCAAGAATCCCCGGTGACTGTCTAGTAAACTATGCATCTCATCTAAGTATACAACATCATAATCATTAGGATCATGTTTGTTTAAGCTTAGATAAGTAGTAAAAACTATTCTACCTAGAAGATGATGCTTGTCAAACTTAACAGCATCATCTTTCCAGGATTGAAATATAGCTTTCTTAGGTGCAACTACAAGACATTTCATCAGTGGTGTAGTATTTCTATCCATATGGGTCAAGCCTACCAGAGTTTTACCAACTCCGGTACCCAAGACCACGGAAGCCCGCTGCTTACCATCAGTAGCAGCTAGAGCTTCCATTTGTATGTCTTGTCTATCTTTTGTCATTTTGGTAAATTAAATATTTTCTTTCTAATGTAATTACCTGTCTCATCACCAGTAGACATAAGCTTAACTGTTTTTAAATGTTTATCTAAGTTAGCCATGACTTTGGTATGATTGTAATTACCATAAGCTTGCATAAATGCTGTTAAAAATTGAAAC